CAGCATGTTAGTACGCATCTTCTCACAATCAATACAAGGTAAATACATACCATAACCTAAAGAAGGAATATTACACATCTTGAAACTATGACCAAGAAAAGTACATTCATAATTCGATCGAAACTCTCTCGAAGCAAAATGATACTCCATAGCAATATCACTCATCTTCTGTTCAATGGCAGAAATATTAAACCACTTTTGAACATCTGGATGAACACTAATATTAATATCATCACCACATATACATATCTCTAAACAATCCTTAAAAATTTGATAACTATGAAATTCCTCAGGCATAATTAAATGCCAAAGAACCACAATATCCATAAAATTCTTAAAGGTATTATCAGGTGTCGTACAAGCTTGACCACTAGGATTACCACAACATCGATCATACACTGAACCATCTACATTTACCAAAGGCGAATGTGACAGCTCTTTATACAAATTCTTTAAACGTAGCAAATTCTCAGGTGTTCGATGTTCACGACGCAACATCTTATAACGAAACATATATATTTGATCAAAACAAAACTTACGAAAACGACTATCAAATTTCTTACCATCAAGTTCAATCGTACACTTATCACCAAATCTCATCATCTTACGGTTTAACCTATCAAACCCGCCTTGGAACAAATTAAGTCCTAAAGCAGAAGAATGTAAAAGCTTATTACCCGTAGCAATAAGACGTTCATTCTGATGTAAAGTCAACATACAATGAGCTACAACATGATTAACATCCATACTAATAATTGTACGGACCTCACCAGCTTCAATCTTCTCAGCAAGACGCACTTCCTCCTTAATCGACACACTACATAAAGAGCGTATATATTCAGGAGTACTTAAAACATCATAATACCTACAAAAGAAATCAGCATCAGGCGAAGCCCAATAATCAATTTTATATTGATGCTTCAAAGTCCAAGGATAACCCGGAGACTTCAAAGGCTTTAACCAATCAATAACTTCATCGTACGAAAACACATCAGAATCAGATAAATGTGGACCAAACTCTAACTCTAACCAGTCCCCAGCAATAGAATAATACTCCTTTACTCGATCACTGAAAGGATCCTCATCACGATCATATCTACTAATACTTTTAACAGAGTGCTCCAACTTACGGGGCACAACACCATAATTACCATAACTAGAAACAGATTCCCCACGTTGCTCGATAAATTTCACAACCTCCTCATCAGTAAAGTCTGGAGACTTCGGATTAAAAATTCGGAACACCTTACCAAGGTATCTCAAATTCTCACCAATATCAACACCTTCACAATAAGAAATTCGTTTATAACCGAGAGGGTAGGGAGCAAGAATATTTTGAAGAATATCTTGCTCCCTTACTGTTTTAAATTAGGAGCATCAACAGATTCAGTTTTTTTTTCTTCCTCTTCAGGAATACTCTCCAACTTAGCAAATTGAATTTGCTTTTCGAAAGAGGTTAACCATTCACTCTCTAAGGTAATATCATAATCCTTAGTTGTTTGACAAAATGAACGGAATTCCTCATTCCAAACTAAAGTAGCCGGAAAGAACTTAGGTAAAGTAGAACCTTTTGGATATCCAATAGCATGAAAACCAACAATAGCGCCATCCACATTCGAAATGTAGACACCACCACAAGTACCATTTTC